AGACTTCAACAATGATCCTAACATAATTAGCTACAGTGTCAGGAGCCACAAGCTGATTGACAACATAAATACCAAACAGACCGGTAGGGTCAGTATTGGTAAGCGTCAAATTGTCACGAGTCTTGTGGTATTGCTTGTTTGAAGTATAGGGGATAAGAAATGAGTACTCATTAGAATCTCTGACATCAATGATCTCACGAAAACAAAATGCAGCATCATCTGCCGACGGATTAGCTGACGCACCAGGAGCGTAAACAATCGCCAAACGGCCAGAATGAAACTGTGTCTTAACAAACTTCAGTGTGACTTTAATCGACCCTCTCCAATAATTGAAGAAAGAGGTGATCCAAGCCATTGGAGTTGCATCGTAAGAATCATAAAGTGCGCCAGAAGTACCCACAGTGGCAAAATTCTGTGGTTCAGTTCTAATGGAGTAAAGAGCGGCAGTGATGGGAGTGTCAGTCTGCCACTGTAGGACATTTGTATATGCCGGAATTGATGAGAAGTAGTTGATAGACATCTCATCAATAGTCGTTCCGGCAAAGGGGAGCATAGTTTTCTTGTTTGTTGCATCCAGAGCAAGGTTAGGGACCAAATCTGTTCCGTTGAAATTGGAAAAATTGTAGTTGCCCATTGTTCGTACCTTGGTCACTGGTATCTCAGAAACGGGTTTAGAGTAACCGAACGCAGAAGCCAAACCGGCCATTGAATTCAGCACCCAAGAAGCAGGTGCGCACACCGCTTTGAGAGCAGGAATTTCAGCAAAGGAAGCAGCAATAGAAGTGGCCATCTCTAAGCCGGTACTCAATGGTTTACCATTTGAGCCGGCAAGTTCGGCCTCCGTGTTGTTTTTAATCTTCCTCATCCTACCACTTTGAGCTACAAAAGTGGGAGTAACGAGTTCCACATCCTTGAAAGAACCCCACACCGTAATATCTGCGGATGTGGAGCCAAGGCCTGTAGCAAGAGGAGAGTAAACAACAACGTAAACTTTGCCCATAGGACCCGAACCATCTGTGAGGTTATAGTACGGGGTAGGAGAAATGTAAGGAATTTCCATGGTAACTTCAGTCTCGGTAGAGAGATCAAGTTCGACACGTGGCAACTGTGTCATAGCGGTTAAGGACCTAAGCCTTTGACCACCGAACATGCCCGCAACTTGTGCTTGCGGGTTGAAGATACAAAGCAATCTGCCGGCTTGAAACTTATTGGCGTTGACCTGGAGTTTAATAACCGCGGTAGCTTTGAAACCAAGAAAACCTTTGGTTTTTTGAACATTCATGGCAAACGTAAGAATGTTCTCAGGTATACTGTTGACAGACAGAACAGTACCAGCGGGCTGGGAATTCCAATCAATCGACGAAAGCCTCTGTGGTTTGAGGAAGAAAGAATGGAGGGTGTCAGAATAACCTGATTTGGTAGCTTCCAAGAGTCCTGCCGGCAATGAGGCCGGAGTAGCTTTGGTTGCAACCTTACCAAGCGATTCATTTGAGTATTGTGTGGATGCCTGGTCGATAATGGGTTGAGTATCGGACAAGGTCATATTATTTATGGGAGTGGTGCTAGCTGGTGATGTTCTTTCTCTAATGATCCACCAAGGTCATTTCGAGGCATCTGGGTAACCTATTCTATTTGAGTCCTAGAATTGATAAGTAAGCCTAAATAGGCCGGGACTTTAATGCAAAATATATAGTTCTTCCCGAGTCCAGAATATTTGGAAGTGTTCATCAGTAATGCAAGTTCGCAGCGTTCTCTCATAGTTTTACGTCATCGCGGACGGGAGAGAAGCCTAGTACTTAAGATCTAAATCACAAGATTCGAGGAGCAAAAACTCTCGGCTTGTAACCATAGGCACGAGATTGAGTCGTTCTCGCGCTGCTTTGAGCATAACGGGGGCACAACTGTCGAAGACAGGATCACCATGCAAGGCCAATTCACGAAGAGCAGTGTGGAAATTGGTCTGACAAATCTCATGGTAGAATTCCTTCTTTGACCAGTATGGCATCTCTAGGATCGTTTCCATTGACAACGGGGCGACGTATCTGCCCACGAGTGGTTCAAACCTATAAGAGCGCTTGAGGAAGGTGATGGTGGTGATGGGTCTAAAATCACTAACAGCAGTCTCTGTCTTGTTTTCCATGGTGTAATCC